ATGAACCAATTAACTTGCGAATTATTAACTTCAACCTTTAACTTCCTTAAAGATACCCTTTCTCAGAACCCTACTTTTTATCCTGGTGTTGCCGGTGCTTTAATTGCATTCTTTGGTATAAGAAATCAACGTAAAACATCGCGAGAAAAAAATTCTTTAGATTTCGAAGCTGCATACAAGCGAAGCGCTGATGTGCGGAATGCTTGGAAAATCCTACTAAGAATAGAAAAAAACAGACTGACCGTACCTTTATCCCATTGGGGAAAAAAAGAATCGGCTCAATCTGATGAGAGCATCGCATTAAAAATAATTTTCAATGAGTGGGAAAGATGTGCCAACGCCGTAAACAATAATCTTTACGACGATAACTATCTTTATAAGGTTTATGGTTCAACCTTGATCTTTTTGGATATACATTTCGAACCGTATATGCAGGAATGCCGAAAGCGAAACCCTAGGTTCTACAGAAACCTTAAATGCCTAGCTCTCAAATGGAGAGTGAGAAGGTCAATGGAAGGTGATAGTGTTCAACTAACACGTGAATACAAAAAGAAGCTTAGGCTTGCTCATAGCGCGGTAAAAAAGCTAAATGTAAAGTATTAAATAATCCGGCTAAGTTATTTTTATAAATAATAAATTATATATAAAAACCCACTTGCACGCCTAAGTTGAAAGAAAAATCTATAGAACGATGAGGCTTAATAGCCATATAGGCTATTAAGCCAACTATTTAAATTATGCTAGCGCTGTATATACAAATTTCACCAATGAATTATTAGGCGCATAATTAGCGTCCTTTTTATCCCCATCCATACCGATTAATCAATGCTTGTCATGGATTTAATACAAACTGGGGATTAAACTCATACCCTAAAAATCAATTATCAGTATTGGGTACCGGCCAATTCTCCCTGGCAATTTCTGGCATGTTTTCGTAATACGTTTTATATCTGGCATCTGAGCTATCAACCGTACCCTGATGCGGCCAGAATTTTTCGTCTTGCGGATTACCGAACAGCGAAACAATGTCTGATTCACTTTCGTCTGAAAACTGCACGTAAATTGTCGTCATAGCACAACCCCTCTCTTAAATTTTATAAGAACAGACAGACAGCACCTGGGAGAAGCCGGATGCAGCAGGACCATATGTCGCGTACACCATTTGCGAATCTGGCAGCTGAATATCAGCAGCCGTAGCAGACAACCCCGTACTGGTATTGGCAAACTGGTGCTGCCCTGTACCAACTGATGTTTCGTAAATATTCAAAAACAAACCATCCGATCCTGAGATGGATGTGTTTCCCACCAGCACGACCGACACCGCACCCTTAGGAACACCCCCAGAGATATCTACCGGCGTGAGTTCTGCTGTGGCAGTTGAGGTGGATAATACCGGCGTAGGTCTTACGCTGATCGTCCTTCCTATTTGGCTAAGTTGAGCAAAAACAGAACCCGGTCGGGTTGGGACAATTGAAACCAAAGCAGAAGCAATGAAGCCGGAGGGCATGTTGGCGCCACCATATACTGTTGAAGGAACTGAGTTCGTCGAATCTACAGCCAATAGCGCACTTTCCGCTGTGGTAGGGTTATAGATTGCGTACAGAGCTACATATCCCCAGTTTGGTGACGAGCCAGTATCCATGCCACCAGCGCCGGTTCTGGTCAGGTTTATCGTTTTGTTGAAGTTCCCGATACGATATTGAAGCCCACCAAGTGACTCGCCGACGATCAACTCATCTGCTGTGAACGTAGCCTGGCTAGACGTCGAGATCACCGTCATTTTTGCGTTTCTGGCCCCACCAATCACCCCCGTCAAACCAGTCCCCAGCCCGATATTTTTCAAAAAGGTGTTACTGGAACCGTCGTCACCAATATCCGAACCAGGGTTTGACCGGGACAAAAACAAGGATCGCAACGCCGCCAGCAATTGCCCGCGGTTGCCCTTTTCGAGAGATAACCCAGCGGCTTCAATGGGACCGCAGATCTCTTCCTGCAGCGCGTCAAAATAATCGTCATCCAGCTCTGTCGCCAATGTGCCGGTTTGTGGATTGCCGCGGGTAAATCCGTTTTTACCCTCGCCAAATTTGTCGACCTGCGCGGTTCCTGTGTCAATTCGATGCATAAATCACTCCGGGTATTTAAAAATAACGTAGGTGTTTGAGGGACAGAGTTTTTCGATCACGCATTCCGCGGTCGTTTCGCCCCATGTTCTTAAGCTGTCCGTGCACGCGCTGATGCACGGCATGTTGTCTATCTTCGTGGCTGCCGGCATGTTGACGATCCAGTAATAGCGCCACTCTTCTGAATAAAGGGATTCGGTGCATGGGGATGTACAGCGGAATGGGCTGGTATCGAACCGGGTGATCGTCGCGTCCGGGTAACCCAGCGCTTCCAGCTGCCGCAGGTAGAAATCTTCATTTATCCCACCCTGTACATTGATTTTGGCGTCCAGCCGCTGGCGCCGCTGTGTCAATGTTTGAACACCAGCGGGAGCACAACTATCAGGGAGACCGCAAATATTCTCGTAGCGGCCAATCAACTCTGAGGTGGTGCGTGGGTCTATTTCCAACATCAGATCGTCAGCGCGCTGATGTGCCGCCGCCAGCGACGGGGCCAGCCCCATTAGCAGGGGTTCGTCGCCATCCCAGGCTGGCCCACGAGGCAGCAACACACCCAGCAAATACTGATATTGATTCGTCAGGTCCATGACACGCTCCCCAGCACGGCCAGCTCACTGGCTCCCAGCGTGATATCGGCGGAAGGGCTTACCAGCACATGACTGTACTCTCCGGTCGCTATGCTGATCGCCTCACTGATGCGGGACGGTTTTATTACCCCGCTGGGGATGCCATCGCGAAACAGCATGCTGCGCAACTCAGCAATCACTGCCTGCCGGGTTTCTTCTGTGTCAGGCGTGATACGAACATGCACGTCGATGGATTTAGGGATCGGAGCAAACACATACAGCTTAGAACCCGCCACGGGCGCCAGCGGCTCAATGTAGGATTGCACGGCAGCGACCGTTGCCGCATCCGGCACCGGATCGATCATATCGCTGTTGGCAATCATCACGCCGACCGTTCCTGTCCCCATCCAATGCCGGTACGTCCACGCACGGGTCACCCCCGCCACTTCTTTGGCCCAGACGATATAATCGCTATCCGCGCCGCCCTGCGGCGTCCAGTACCAGCGTTCAATGATCCGGGCTCTGAAATCTTCCAGACTCTCGATATCGCTACCCGCCTGAATGCTGTCGGCCTGTCCGGCAGACGACAAGCTGGAGATCGGATTAACCAATCTCATGGTGATACCGTCATCCGTGTTCCCGGTTTCTCCTGCCGTATCACAGGTTACGGGGATCCGTAAAACTCCGCCGGTAGCGGTGGCCGCAGACGTCGTCGTAAACGACACCAGATCATCACGTTGAATGACTACCCCCTCACCAATGTTGATGCCGTCAGTAGCGCCATCCCAGCGAACGTAACCCGATGCCGCGACGGCGGCTTTTCGAGTCACCCGTTTCATATTGCCGTGCCGCGTCAGCCAGTCTTCATCCGCCAGATCCGGCAACAGATTGCGCGCCAGATAGTCGATGTACCCGTAGACCGTATGCACGGCCGCCGCCTGGACGCGGGAATACACTTCCGCGTCACTGCGTCGCAGCTGCGCCAGCGTGGAATCGGAAGATAGTCGGGTAAGAACGTCGTTTCGGATGGTGGTAATTAACTGGGGGAGCGTCTGGCGGGAATATCCGCTATCAGCCATCTAATTCACTCCATAGGTCGTTAAAAGCAATCGACACTGTTGTGCCGTCCGATTTACTGATGGTGATCGAGGCCTGTATCGTACTGATGCCGGTGCGTTCGGCTTTCACGTCCACGCGGGCGGCAACGCCATCATCAACCATCCATTGCAGTGATTCGCGCAACATATCCCGGACCCGGCCCGGCGTTTTATTGGTGATTTTCTCGCGTCGAAGCTGGTAAAGGCGGGAACCGATACGATCATTTTGCACGGTGGGATAACTGTCCCCCCACCAGCCCATGACCTGGTCAACGTCGTCATCAGACCCGGCGCGGCGCCAGGTTGCGATAGAGATGATGACAGCTCGCGTCAGGGGGTCGGTCGGGAACGACACGGTACGTGATACCCCATTCATCGTTAATATCATGCGTTACCCCATTGGCGTGGTCGGTGAACCCGTTATACCGCCGCTATCACCTGGATGATTGTGGGTATTAAAGGTGTCTCTCATCTTCTGCATGGTTGACGTTTTGTCCGTAATCTCACCGGAAGGAACCTCGAACAGAGGGGTATTCACCGTCATTTTCTTTGTCGCATTGACGACCAACGTGTCCGTGCTTACCTCAATCAACTTTCCGCGTTTGAGCACGATGCTGTCGCCCTCGTCGGTGTAAATGGCAACCTCACCCGCTTGTAGGTTTTTGACCCGGTAGCGCCGGTCAGAAGCCACCAGTACAACACCGTGACTACGGTCGCCATCGAGGTATACCGCCAGCGCCTCAGCACCGGCTTGCGGGGCGGAAGTAAATCCGTAGGGCTCCAGATGCTCGATGTCGGATTTACCCTCTCCGCCCGCCATCTCGATTTGTAGTTGCTGGCATTTCGTCGAGGACGTACGCCCACGGACAATGGCCCGCGAAATCATGTTCGATACCATTCGACTGAGTGATGCCAAAGGGTTTGCCATCAGAAGTCCTCCTCTTTTTTCTTCTTCCGTTTGGTTTTTTTCGCTGGCTTGTGCAGGTAGGCTTCCGACGGGCCGACACGTAACTCCGTGATCGTCCCGTTCTCATTCTGCTGATAATTGACCTCGGCGATCACCATTTCCCGGTTGTCGAACCCCAGTTCAGGATCCCAGACGACGACCGTCATATTGGGTTGCCACAGCGCGCCATTACCCTGGCGCCATCCCTGAACGGTGTAAGTGGTTTCGTCCGTTCTCGCGGCGCGCCGCTCCATTTCAAAGTCGCTGCGGTCACCGCATGACCCGGTCGTCGCATTACCTGTTTGCCTGATGATGAGTGGGCGGTACCGCGCGATACCATTGTCGACCGTCTCTGCCCGGATGGCGGATGTTGTCGCCTCCCCGAAATCATCATCATCAGATTTTCGCTGACCAGAAACCGAGTACACGCTGAACCGCTCGCGGATAGATTGCTCGGTATCGCAGGACAAAATGTTTTCACCCAGCACCAGCGCCGTCGTGGCCTGCGCAATGCCGATATCGCCGATAACCAGCTGCCCTTGCGCGTTGTCATAGACAAGAGTGGGCGCCAGTCCCAGCATTTTATTCAGCACATCAATGACCGTTTCCCCCTGATCGGCCTGAACGCTCTGCAGGGTGCCATTGTCAGTGGCATCAATAACTGAGATACCGAAGGGCTCCGCGAGGTCTGCCGCCACCTGAGAAACAGACCGGGACTCATATTGTTTTGGCTCTGCCGAGCAATCGATCAGGTCACAGGTCTTGCTGCGACCTGAAATCCCCAAGACTTTGCTGTTCGCGTCATATCGTACCGGCGTTGCCTCGACGTATCCGGTGATCACCAGGTCATCACCAATCAGCACCTCCACCACGTCGCCGCGTTGGATCCGGGACTTGATGTTTCGCTGATCGGTATCTCCCGGCCACTGCCGGGTAATTTGCACGTTAAAGTCGCGGGCGATACGCTCGATACCGGCAGAGATCCGCACAGACGTCCAACCGCCCCACTCGCGCCCGTTAACGCGCAGCGTTACCAAATTTTCGCTCATTGCGTGGGAACCCTCAGTGTGGTGACCGGGACGAAGCCGGGATGCTGGATATTGTTTCGCGCCATGATTTCATCGGCCCGCTCGACCGAGTCGTACCAATCAGCGGCTAAAACTATGGCGGGCAGAACCTCGGTGGTTCGACGCTCCGTGACGCGAGCGGCGAGCACAAGACGGCTAGAGATATCGCTGTTGACGTCAGAACGCACCCGCACCAGCGCCTGAAACAGCGTATCGTCGGTGACGCGTTCTAACTCGCGGTCTATCGCCGTATTCAACGACTCTCTCACTTCGGTGAGATCGTCCCATGACGGCACCGTCGCCGCGGCAGTTGACGTCGTCGTACCGGCATTAGTCATCACCTCCGAGGTATCTATATCTGTTACCGCAGGATGCGGAATAGTGACTATGGCTGAAGAAGCCCCACCCCCAGAGCTCAATGCGTTTGACGATGATGTTGAAAGTGATTGAGACGACGATCGAGCCTGGGCAGGCTTAGGCAATGAGGTGACCGTATAGGCAGCCTCACTGATTGCCGACACGCGAATGGCCTGTGCCACGTGGTTGCTTTGGGTCTTGCGGCTTTGCGTGGTTGTGCTGTCGGTGGACCACACGCCTCGCGGGGCCAGATCATGACCGGCCGTGACTCCCGTCAATCCTGTGATCATCGACACCAACGATTTTGTGTCACCACTGAGACGCGTTCCGGCGCGCCACATCGTTTGCAGACGGTTGACGAAGTTCATCGCGCTGCTGCCGCTGCCAAGCAATACGGTCAGGTCGCCGTTCATTAGCCGGGAGGCGGCCGTCACCCCAGCATCAACGTACTTGAATGCGTCGGTCACAAAGTCCATCATCGCGCTGGCGTCATCCAACACACCGTCGTTGATAAAGTCCGGCAGCCCGTCCAGACCGAACGCCTCCATCGCCGATTCAATACACTCGTCGAGCCATGAAACCGAGGATGCCAGCTTTTTACCGGTTGCCAGTCCCGCGGTGGGAAATGACAGCTCGCCCGCTTCGACGAACGAGAAAGCGATACGGCACATCCGACCTTCATCGTTGGCATGTGAGATTCTGGCTGGCTCGTTAATGGTGATGCTCATCTCACCGTAGTAAGGATGAATCAGCGTTGCCGGCCCCTCTTTTTCGATCTCCTGAATCAGCCGGTTGCGCTGTTCCATGAAATCATCGCCGATAACGTATGCCTCGACCGAAAAATGCCGGGTGGCTCGCCCTAAATCCTCAGAATAGGGTTTATCCCTGTTCGGGTATTCATGAACCTGCACCCGCCGACCGAACTGCGCTTCATCACCGCTGATCTTGAATTTCACCCCACGTAATGAGGCATCATGTAAGTTATCAATCCAACTCATGCGATCTCCGGGCATAAAAAAACCCGCCGAAGCGGGTCATGTTTTTGACATTATTTATTTAAGGAGCGACTGCTTTGCATGGAATTTCCGTTATTCCAGATTGCCCATTTTTATTTATCCCCGCTTTAACCGAGCCATTTTTCATAATTGTCAGAAAAAACTGTCCGCCGGGAAGAACAAAACCAAAGTCAAAGCCGATAACCACACCGGATAAAAAATCGTCATCTTTGATTTTAGGGGAAATGAAATTAAGCGCAGTTTGAGTACCATCTTTAAATAGATATACACCGCGACTTTTCCCTACATCATATTTCGGTTCAGTTATAAGGAGTTTTCCGCTTGCTGATGGAGATGGGCAAACGATATCTAACACCGAGCTTGTCAAAGTTTCATTGTCAGCAGATGATTTTATTTCATTAACAAAAGGAGCTGTTAACGGATTATCCTTTGCCATCACAGAATCAGGAGCAAGCAACACAAACATAAAGATAACAAATTTCATTATCACACTTTTTCTATCAAGCAATTCCAT